GAGCTGGCCGTCGGAGCCATAGACCCACTGGACCGCCTTGGGTCCCCACTTCACGCCCCACACGCTGCTGCCCGTGTTGGCGGTCGTGCCCCCCGCATCGATCACCATGTTGATGGCGTCGTAGGCGGCCAAGAGCCCCGGAAAGCCTTTCGCGTCATTGCTCAGGCCGTAATAGAACTGTGAGCCGAGCGTCAGCATGGCGGCCCGCATGATGCCGTCCGCTTCCAAGGCGATGAAGGCCTGCGCGCCGTCCTCGTAACGATCGGCGACTGCTTTGTCGCATTCCCAGCGCGGGTTGAGCGTAAAACACTCGACCACCCGGTTTTCCCAAGTGGACTTGGTGGCCGCGACGCCTTCGTTGGCATTGCGAAATGCCGCCGTGGGAAGCGTCGTGCGCACCAGCGTCTTGTAACTCAGCCCCTTGATCGTGCGGGCCGCCCCCAGGCTCACCTCGGGGGAATAGGTCATCACCTCTTCGATCAGGCCGACGGCCGCATCCGAGCCATTGGCTTTCGCGATATCGAGCAGCGTCGTGACAGGCATGGGTCCGATCCTTTGCTGAAAAGACACGGGGGCCGAGCGGTCTCATCCGCGCGGCCCCCCGACGGGCAGCGAAAGGTTCGGGCCTTCTCCGCGGGTAATTACTCCGCGTCCAGCCCTGTCGAATGGACCGGGCGAATGAGCGCCCGGACCCGATGTCAGTGGGTTACTTCGTTTTGGACTTGGGTAAGTGGATGTTGGCGGCAAACTTTGCGAGCCCGCTGCCCAGCGCCGCCTTTTGCTTGGCAGTCGGTTCGTTCATCACGGTAACGTCGGCCTCGCCGCCGAAGCTCACCGGCTCCCGCTCGCCGCGGACGGCCGCAAGCTGCGTGCGGAGCTGCTCGTTCTCTTTGGCCAGTCGCTCGCGGTCGGCCTGAATCTGCTGCTGGAAAAGCACCTGGCACTGCGCGAACGTCTTGCCTTGGGCGAACCAAACGCCGCCCTGGTTGCCGAACGCCGCCAAGAAAGCGGGGCCGTCCTGGTCGGCGCTCAGCGCTGGCGCCGTGACGGGTGCAGTCGTGGACGCGGGCTGTCCCTCTGCGGGCGCTACGACCTGCTCTGGTTCCGACTTCTCGTCGGGCTCTTTGCCAGGCTCCTGCGTCTCGGCATCGACAGCGTGGGCGGCCTCCTCCGTCGCGGTGTCGTTGTCCTCCTCCGGATCGACGGCCGCAGGCGGGGCCTGGGCGGCCGGGGGCTGTTCAGGTTGCGTGTAGCGCACGGCGACCTGAGTCTGATGCTGGCCGGCGCTGAACTCAACGGCCGTATTCTTGTCTTGCCCATAGGGGCAGACGGCCAGGCCACGCAGCGTCCAGCGGCGGGCCACCACACCGGGGCCCTCAAACTGGAGCCCGTTTACCGGTACGGACAAACCTTGTGGCACCTCCTCGAGCACCAGCTCGGCCGGGTCAAAAAAGATCGACGCCTCGTAGGGGACGCCTTGCTGAGACTTGAAGATGACTTCCGATGCCCGGTCCTTCTCCTGAAATGGCGTGAGGGCTCCCGAGGCGACGAGCCCGCCTTCCGTGTTGAACTTGTTGGCAAATCCCAGCACCTCGTCTTCGCGATGGCAGTAGTCGATGGCGAGGCGCGGCTTACTGAGTGACATGCCGGCCAGATCATGTACCATGCGGCCGAAGTACCAATGATCGACCGCCTGCGCGCCGCGAGCCTTGACCTTGATTGGAACTGATTTGGCGCCTTCACCGTTTTCGCCCATCTCCAGGTCGGCGGCGAATCGCAGGGCGGCAAGTGGGATCTGCCGTGTCTCGTTAGCCATTGGCAACTCCTATTAGCTCGGCATTCGTGGTCGAGAGATTGACCGGCAGGCCCAGCACCTTGAGGTACTCGTTCTCGGCGGCCAGCTCGTCGGCCACGTCGTAGAAGTCGAGGCCCTGTTCGCGCAAGCGGCGGGTCCGCGACGAGAGGCAAGCCCCGATGGCCGCAATGTCCGCGTTGATTTCCTTGAGCGGATCGATCCACGGGATGCCGGCGGGAATCCAGTCCCAACGGATGTCGGACAGGCTCACGCCGGGCAGCACGCCGTCTTGAATCCAAAGGGCAATCCGCCAGCAGGTCAGGTGGTCGAGCAGCGCCTGCAAGTCAAGCCGCTTAATCTTGGCCGACTGTTCGTATTGCAGGAGGGCCTGCCGGGCGCCGCTGTAGTTGGTGAAATTTTCGGCGTAGAAGCTGTAGGGAATGTCGAGCGCCTTAAGGGCCACGCTCACCATCACTTGCGAGAATGCCTGGAACTCCGTCGAGGGCGATTTCGACTCGAGGAACTCCGCTTTGTCGCCCGGGTCGAGATCGAGCTGCACCGGGCCGCGGCCAAAGTCCACCTCATAGCCGCTGCCGTCCTCGCTGCTCGTGCTCGTCTGTCCAAGCGTATCGTTGCCGCTCTCGTCGGGCGCAATGCGGTCGCGATAGAAGATCAATCCGAATAGCTGGCTGACCTTCATTTTGGCGAGCGCGTAATCCATTCCCTCGTAGGTATCACGCAGCGTGTTCACCGCCGTCGCGAGAGGGGCGATACCGCGAACCTGGTCGAACCGATCGAAGTACCCGAAGTGATAGAAGTTCCGCGCCGGCACGATCCGCTCGTAGGCGAACGTGGCATTACTTCCGGCGTCGGAGGTAGGACCGCGTTTGCAAATGCAGAATTCGATCGGCCGGCCTGCCTTGTCGGTACGCACGCCGTGGGTGAAATCCGCAGCCGAGTAATCCGGCGGCAGTCCGCCATTGGGCGTGCGGACACGATCTCCCTCAATGGCCTGCACAAGGCCCCGTGAGAGCTTCAGAACCCCCATGTCGCCGTCCACAGTTCGCCGCATTTCCGCGAGCCGCGTGAATCGCTGGAGTCCAAACCGGCCCGTCACGTCGAAGTTGACCGGCTGGGACCACCAGCGCACCAGTCGCTCCAGGCTGTCGTCGAGCGCATCGTTGCCGGTCCGGGCCTGGAAGCTGAATGTCGAGACATAGTCCAGGTGTTTGCGGATCATCCAGGCGGCGACCGAGAAGTTCCGGTGCAGCGTCCGCGTGGCCGACAGGAGCTTCCGGCGCTCAGTTGGGGGCAGCTCACTGTCCTCGCTACGCAGAATTCCCGTGGGCGCCTGCCGCTTGTTCTTGGCGTGGACAGCGTCGTAAGTGCTGCCGCCCAAGCTAAAGAGAGCGCGTCGAATTGACTTAAGCCAGCCCATCAGAATCCGCTGAGGTTGATTTGCTTCGCGGCGGGTCGTCGTCCCGCTTCGCGGTCCGCTTGGCCCTTCCAGTAGTCGTATTGCTTGAGGAGATCTTCGTAGGTCACAGTCGTGTTGCCGACGACGACTGATTTCACGCCGGGGTTTTCCGCCAGGAGCACCTCGAGCCGCGCGACCTGCTCAGTAGCAAATGACATGGCTCAATTCTCGAATCTCGCTTTCTCTGGTCCACAGCGGTTGGGCACATCTGCGCGAGTAATAACAGCAACGCTGTTTCTTTCCTTCGGCACGTACTCCTTCGACTGATCGCGACGAGCCTGGCCGCAGTCCAGGCAGCGGCAAGTGCGGTAGACGATGGCCACGAATTCGAGGCCGGCGCCGCTGTAGTCGAGCCGCACGGGATTCTCGTACTTTGTCCGCCGCGAACTGCCGCAAGCAGGGCAGCGACTCGGCTCGACCTCGACCAGCGCTGCAATGTTGGTGGAGCCCTTCGGGCGTCCGCGCTTGTGGCTCATAGGTACGAAACCTTTCTGCGGGGTTTCACGGCTGCGGCCAGCGCCGGTTTCGGTTTGAGTGGTCGAATCCCTTTGATGTTCGCGCCGACGTTGGTGTAGTAGCTCGCATCGAGATAGTGCGTGTTCTCCGACCGCTCCTTCCAGCGCCGCCGCACGCTGCCCTTGTACGGCTCCTCAACTTCGACTTCGTTGCAGATGTGGTGCGCGTAGGAGTGATGTGATTTCTCGTCGTGGTTCAGTCGACCGCCGGGAGTGCCGGGAGTGCCAAACAGATAAGCGCATCCCGGCTTGCCAGGTGCCGTCATCCAGCGATCGTGCTCAAACCGCTTCCATCGGTCGGTGTCCGCTTCGATCACCCACGTCCGGCCCGTCCTTACCATCTTCCAGCCGTCGCCCACCTTGATGCGGTCGGTAGATTTTTGTGCCGGATGGAAGCTTGCCTTTACGCAACCGCCCGAGGTGCCAAAGCCCATAATCGGATACACGCCCAGCCCGGCTTCCTCGCAGGCCGCGACGACGGCCGGCTTTTGCCAGCGGGCATCGATCAGCGTGATGTCCACGGGCTTGATCGCGCCGCCGTCGGCGCTCACGTATTCGACATGTTTCGCGTCGTCGAGGAACTGCAGAACGCCTCGCTTTATCGCCAGGTCGAGACCTTCGTCGCTGCCGTACTTCGTGCCCAGCACCTCGTGCACGCCGTAATCGACGACGTAGCAGGTGCCATTCGGCTGCCAGGCACGCACGACCCAGTGCAGCGCCGTCTTGCGCACGTCAATGCCGCGGTCGAGCACCGTGCAGCCAGGCGGAACGATCTTGCGGTCGTACCCGGAAAGCTGCCGCTGAATGCGATTCGGCGTAATCCCGGACTCGACTGGCCCGGCTTCTTCCGGCGGGTCGTTGTCGTATTCGCTCGCGACTGCCTCTGGGCCGATGCGAGCGACCTCGTTGAAGTAGCGCTGCAGCGCCGAGACCTCAAGCTGCGTGCCGTCGGGCAAGGTCTCGGAATTAAAGCGATGTGCGTTGGCGACCTCTGCCCCGACGTCCATCGACTCGCGGTGTTCGAGATAGAACGCATGTGCGATCCGACCGAACTCGTCGTCGGGATGCGCCTGCCGCAGTTGGACGTACTCGTCCCAAAGGTCGCGGCGCTCGGGCGGTGTGATCAGAAATCGAAATCGCTTTCCCTTCCAGGTCGGCTTTTGCGCGGGGTCCGTGAATTTGTAGGAGACGCAGGTCCGGTTCTGGATCGTCGTGAGCATCACACGGGCCACGCTGCGCTGCTGCCCGCCTAGGCCGGCAATTGCCCGATCGATGCGCTTCTCCAGCTTCTTAGCCTGCTCCTCGCTGTTGACCGTCTCTTCGGTGTCCGGATCATCGATTCCCGCCACGTCGACACGCCGGTTGCGCTTGTTGAGTCCGCGCACAGCAGCATCGAGGCCGCGCGTGGCAATGATCGCGTTGCTGGAAGGCGATCCCGGCACCTTCGGAAGTACGATCTCTTGGCCGCACCATGAAAACCGGCTGGGAACAGACTGGAACGGCTCGCCGTTGTCGTGACGCTTGCCGGTGACGAGCTGGTAGTGGGCGCGATTCGGCGTGTTCTCCAGCGCCAGCACGGGCACACAGACCTCGGGATAGTCGGCCCGCAGGCGTTCGTTCGTCTCGATCTCGCCCATGATCGACTGCAGCGAATCCTGGGCGGCAGATCCCGTGGCGGCGAACAGGACCGAGAACTTCACCACCCCGGCCAGCGTGTATTTCAGCAGCATCCGCTCGAAGAGTTTTGTCTTCCCTTCGCCGCGTGAAGCGGCCAGTGACTGGTCGCCGCCGTACAGGATCGCATTGCGGATCGCCTCGATCATTTCAAGCTGCTGAGTGGTGAACGGATACCAGAACAACTCGTGGAAGTAATGCCGCAGCCACTGGGTGTCGTCGGACTCTAGTAGCAACCGCCGCTCCGGATCGGCGCAGGCCGGAATCAGGACTTCTTTGGACGCCGCCCTTGATTCGCGTTTACGCCGGGCGTCGCGGTCACGCTCGCTGCTGCGGCCCGTGAGCCGGTCGACCTGGCGGAGGCGTTTCCGTAAATCGGCCGCCAGCGCTTTGAGTTCTTCGATCTTGGCCATGCGTCATGCCTGGCGCGAATCTCCGCATGTCCGCCGAAAGCTAAGGGAATTGCGGCGGAAAAGTGTTCCCGAAATCTCATCAACTGCGCTTGATGTTGTTTCGTTCATGTGGCTCATGTGTGACTGTCCCAAGCGGGACAACGCGACCAACCCAAAGGGAGACGAACGATGACGAGCCACGACGACGACCTCGACCTGGGATTCGACCTCGAAATCACGAAGGTGACGCGCCGCGCTTCGGGCAGCGGCACCTGGATTTGCGGAACGCTGCACGGGCACCGCTTCGACGCCCTGGTCTTCCCGGAACATGCCGACAACCCCGAATGGGAAATCGGCGACAGCCGCATCTCGAAGCTCTTCATTCAGCGGCTGGCCGACAGGCGAACGGTCTTCAACTGGGATCGCGGGGCCGACGTGCCCGCCGCGGACGACATTGCAGCCCAGATTGTCGATTTCCTGGCCGGCGGAATTGCTGACTACGTCTACGCCGAATAGCCCGACCCCTTTCACGGAGAACAACCCATGACCAAACGCGAATGGCGACACCTGAACGAGACGCTGATGGCCGAAGCCCAGCGGGCCGAGACTGAACGACGCTAGGCCGCGGCCGCCGCCTGCTGGGTGGCGCTGGCCGACTTGCGCAAAGACGAGTTGGGATCGCCCTTGCGGCGGCGCGCCGCCGAATGCTGGATGCGAGCCTACTAAGCCGAAACGCCCGACTGGGCGTCGTCCGCGGGTGGTTCCGCGGGCCTGACGACGGCAGCCCAACCGATCAATCCAATTTCGAGGAGTTGAAACATGTCTAAGAAGACCACAACCAAGGCAAAGGCGAGCAAGGGCGCGAAGGCGACGACACCGGCCGTGCAGATCAAGAAGGACGGCAAGGGGCGGTTCTGGGTCGTCCCCAAGGACGGCGGCAAGGAGCATGGTCCGTTCGACAACAAGAAGCAGGCGCTCGATGGCAAGGCCACATTGGCCGGCGGTGGCACGCCGCCCGCGGCTGGTGACGTCAAGCCTGCGAAGTCGAAGAAGGCTAAAGAGCCGAAGGTCAAGAAGGTCGGGGCGCTTGATGCGGCGGCGCAGGTCCTGGCCGGCAGCAAGGAGCCGATGAACTGCAAATCGCTGATCGAAGCGATGGCCAAGCGAGCGCTCTGGACGAGCCCCGGCGGCAAGACGCCC